CTGTACTTGGAATAGAACTTGATTGGTTTGCTGAAGCTAAAGCTGATAACAGCCCATCTTATGATCGAGTAGATTCAACAAAAGGTTATGTGCCTGGTAATGTAAGGATTATTTCGTTTAGAGCTAATCGAATTAAAAATGATGGCACTATAGATGAACATAAAAAGATTATTGAATACATGGAAAACCATTTTAAGTCTATTGACAGCAAATAATAACCACAAATATTGTAAGTCAAGAGCAATTCGTGTATCATTCAACTCGCTGGGATAATTGTAACTATATGTTCCAGCACATCTCCGTTTTGAGCCGCATTCTTAATTGATACGGCTCATTTTTTTGCCTGTTAATTTTCACTCATTGCTTAATACAGGCTAATTTGAATGAAAACAATAGGATATATCATGCCACCATATAACGAAGCACAAAATAGGCTATTCTGGGCAGCAGCCAAGAATGAAGCTATTGCTAAAGAGCATGGTCTATCAATGGGCAACGCAAAAGAACTAGCGGAAGAAGGCGTAAAAAAAGAGCCAAAGCGTAAGAAACTTGCTAAAGCTCTCATGAAATAAATCAATAACTTACAATTCGAATATAGGTAAATCCAATGGACTCCAAGAACACTCGAGGAGGGCAATCTGGAAACCAAAACGCTGCAAAGCCTAAAGTCATTACAGACGCAATTAGAAGGCAACTAGTTCAGAATCCTGAAAAGGTGAATGAAATTGTCAGCGTTCTGTTAGAGAAAGCCCTCGCTGGTGACATGCCAGCAATTAAAGAACTATTTGACAGGTTAGAGGGTAAAGCTGTTCAATCTATTGAGCAGGATACGAATATCAATGGTGATGTAAAGGTATATGGATGGAAGACTCCAACTACCAAGAGCTAGATTACCTACCTCGCCAGGCATTCATGCCATTGCATGATAGCGATAAAAGATGGAGTGTTGTAGTAGCTCACCGTAGGGCTGGCAAGACAGTCGCCTGTGTAAATCACTTAATCAGAGAAGCATTAAGGACCAAAAGGCATGATTTCAGAGCAGCCTACATCGCTCCATTCTACAAACAAGCTAAAAGCGTGGCATGGGATTACTTTAAATATTTTACCAAGCTGGTGGATGGCGTTACGGTCAATGAATCAGAATTACGCATTGACTTTCATAATGGTTCTCGCATTCAACTATTTGGTGCTGATAATGCTGACGCTTTGCGTGGTCTGTTCTTCGACTACATTGTTGCTGATGAATATGGCGATTGGAAGCCTTCGGTATGGCAATATGTTATACGCCCTGCTTTAGCAGATAGACAAGGTAAAGCGATTATTATTGGTACGCCTAAAGGCAGAAACCAATTCTACGAAACATATAAGAGAGCCACAGAGTCTGATGACTGGTTAGCTTTAAAGGTAATTGCTAGTGAGTCTGGCATCTTACCTAAATCAGAACTTGATTCATTGAGAGCCGAGCTAACAGAAGATGCTTGGCGGCAAGAGATGGATTGTGACTTCGATGCAGCTATCCCTGGTGCTATCTGGGGTAGAGAACTATATCAGGCGGAGCAAGATGCGAGAATTACAACTGTACCTTATGATACTTTCGTTCCTGTGCATACTGCGTGGGACTTGGGTTACTCTGACGACACAGCGGTCTGGTTTTATCAGGTTGTCCGTGGAGAAATACATGTTATTGACTTTTTCTCTGCTAGCGGCAAATCTATTGAGCATTATGCTGCTGTCATCCTAGGAAAGAATTATAAATACGGTACACATCATCTACCACACGATGCTAGAGCAAAGACTTTAGCTAGTGGTGGTAAATCAGTCATTGAGCAATTAGCTGAACATCTAGACTGGAAGCATTTAGCGATAACTCCTAATCTTTCTGTACAAGATGGTATTCAAGCTGCTCGTTTGGCGTTCCCTCGCATCTGGATTGATAGGCATAACTGCGAAGAAGGGCTAGAAGCTCTTAAGCAATACCAGCGTGAGTGGGATGATGATAAGAAGCAATTTAAAGATAAGCCTCGACATGATTGGACTTCCCACGCTTCAGATGCGTTTAGATACCTAGCCGTATGCTGGAGAGAAGAGTACAAAGACACTCTCGAAGACAAACCGATCAAAGGTCTTACTGTTGGACAGAATGAGGTTACATTAGACGAGCTGTATGCTATGCAGCCAAAACAAACAAATAAGAGGATTTAATTATGTCAGGTATTGCACAACAAGTTGGTGGTTACAAGCTACTCACAGCTACAGGTAACGTGGCTCCAATCTCTAAAAAGATGGTAGGCATTTTCTGCTCTGCATCTACATTGGGTACTGTTACATTGTACGATTCAGCTACGACTACGACTACAACAAAGGTAATTGATACAGTTACATTGACTGCTGGCACATTCTACCCAATCCCTGTGGCGTTTGCTTCAGGTATCTACGCTGTGGTTGGTGGAACATTAAGCGCAACCATCATTTACGCTTAAGGATTAACTCATGGCTAAAGTTAGGGAAGTGGCATCAGAGGTACAGAAGTATCTCGACATGTTCACACAGTACGATAAAGAGTACGCTAAATGGGAAGGTCGTGTTGAGAAAATTCTCAAGCGCTATCGTGATGACCGCACGACTACGACTGCACAATCTCATTACAACATCTTATGGGCTAACGTACAAACTCTTAAGGCTGCTACCTTTAGCCGTATGCCTAAACCTGATGTTAGCCGTAGATTCAAAGACAACGATCCTGTAGCTCGTGTTGCTTCATTGTTGTTGGAACGTGCATTAGACTTTGAGATCACTCACGTTGATGACTTCCAACGCTCACTCACATCATGCGTATATGACCGCTTCTTGGGTGGCCGTGGTACAACATGGATTCGCTATGAGCCTGTGATTGAAACAGACGATACATTTATCTCTGAAGAAGACGAAGACTCTGATATGGTGTCCGAGTACCTAGACATCGAGCAAGCTCCAGTTGATTATGTGCATTGGAAAGACTTTGGTCATTCTACTGGCCGCACATGGGATGAAGTGAATACTGTATGGCGTAAAGTCTACATGACACGCAAGATGCTTAAAGAGCGTTTTCCTGAAGAAACCTTTGGTGACTTGTGGAAACAAATCCCTCTAGATGCGTCACCTGATGACACTCGCACGAAAATGACTGAAGGCGTGACTAAACGTGCTTTAGTTTACGAAGTATGGTGCAGAGAAACCAAGACTGTTTACTGGATCAGCAAGTCAATGAATAAGATTCTTGATGAGCGTGAAGACCCTCTGCAATTGGAAGAGTTCTTCCCATGTCCTAAACCATTATTCGCTACATTGACGAATGAGTCTTTAGTTCCTGTTCCTGACTTCACCCTATACCAAGACCAAGCTAACGAGTTAGACACGCTTGCTGACCGTATTAAGGGTTTGGTTGATGCTTTGAAGGTTCGTGGCTTCTACGATGCTGCTAACCCTGATTTGAACCGTCTATTCACAGAAGGTGACAATAACACCTTAATCCCTGTGAAGAACTATGCTGCTTTTGCTGAAAAGGGTGGCATTGGCGGTGCTGTTGAGTTTGTGGATCTTAACCCTATTGCGAGTGCCTTGAACATGGCTTATCAAGCTATGGGTCAAGTGAAGCAACAAATCTATGACATCACAGGTATCTCTGACATCATTCGTGGTGCATCAGTAGCTAGTGAAACAGCAACGGCTCAACAGATCAAAGGTCAATACGCTACATTGCGTCTAAAGACATACCAAGACGAAGTGGCTATGTTCGCTTCAGCTATTCTTAAGATTAAAGCGCAGATTATCTGTCAACACTTCCAACCTGAAACCATCCTTAAGATTGGTGGCGCAGAGTTGTTGAATGATTCAGACAAAGCTCTTATCCCTCAAGCGATGGAGTTGTTAAAAGACAATCCTATGCGTACATTCCGTGTAGAGGTTGCTACTGACTCTATGCTTTACGCTGATGAGCAACAAGAGAAGGCTGATCGTGTGGAGTTCTTGATGTCAACCTCTCAATTTATCGAGAAGGCTGTACAAGCTGCTCAAGTAGCTCCAGAAATTACACCTCTAATCCTTGACTTGCTCAAGTTCGGTGTGACTGGCTACCGTGTTGGTCGTACGATTGAAGGTGAAGTGGATAACGTAGCAGACAAGATGAAACAAATCGCTGCTCAACCACAACAACCTCAACCATCACCAGAGATGATCAAGGCGCAGGCTGAAGGTCAGAAGATGCAGATGGAAGCTCAAATCGAGCAAATGCGTATGCAACTAGAACAGCAGAAGTTAGAGTTCGAGAAGTGGAAAGTCCAGATGGATAACGACACGAAAGTGTTGATTGCCGAGATGCAAGCGAAGAAAGACATCAAGACTACTGCTATGAACATCAACGGCTCTAAAGAGCAAGAAGGCTTAACAGAGATTGATGACATGGGTACAGAACAACCAACATCAGCATTGGCTGGTTTGGTAGAAGCTATCAATCAAAACATGGCCGTAATGACACAAGCGCAAGCTCAACATAACCAAGACATCTTAATGCAACAACAAATGGCGCATGAAAACTTGGTTGCACAGTTGACTAAACCTAAACAAGTCGTAAGGGATGCTAACGGCAAGATTCTCGGAGTTCAATAATGTCTTATACCCTAAAGGATAGAGTATTAGAAAGCTCTGTATCTACGGGTACAGGTG